ACTGCTGCCGGCAGCCCCGTCAGCGTCTGGATGTCAGCGCTCGTCACGCTGTTCTGCGCGATTCGCTGCGTGTTCGCGCTCGTTTCCGCTGCCTCGCTCGCCATCCGCTCCAGGCTCGCGCTGTAATTGTCAAACGTGCTGACGCCGCGTCCATGCGCTCCGGTCTGCACGGTCTCACTCCCGCGCCCCGGGCCGCCATAGTAACTCTGGTCCTGCATATAGCTCGGCCGCCAGTCCGGATTGTCGATTTTTCTCCGTGCCAGTCCCTGCTGCTGGATTTTCTCGTAAATGTCGACCACATTCTGACCGCCGATGGTTCTCATCATGTCCTTTTCTATTTCATCGGCTGTCCTCAGGTCTCCGTTAAGGAGCTTGTCGATCATCGGAATCCCCAGCAGCGCTGCAGTTCCAGCCAGCCCGGCGTTTGATGTCAGCATATTTGAAATCTTTGTCGCCAGCCCCGCTCCTCCGCCTGTCGTGAGCGCGTTCCCTGCCGCCGCTGCCGCTTCTCCTCCGCCTTTGATCCATCCCAGCGCCTTGAATCCGCTGACCACCTTCATCAGGTCTCCGGCAAAGCTTGTGAGTTTCATGGCTCCGAACGCTCCACCGATAGCCGTCAAGGCTGTCACAACCGCATCCTTGTTGTCCACGAACCACTGCATCAGTCCGGTGATCTTGTCCGCGTTCTCCGCCCAGAACTGATTTTTCAGGTCAGCGATCTGCTGTTCTGCCTGTTTCAGCGCATCGTCTGCCCTGGCGAGTTTTTCGACCTGGTCATCCGTCAGAACGTTCTGCTCTGTGAGCATCCGTTCGTATTCTTCCCGACCGGTTTTGAACAGAGGGAGCAGTTCGCGCCAGCTCCGCCCGAAGATCTGCTGTGCTGCAGCCTCCTTGTCGAAGGCTTCGCCCATGTTCATCAGCGCTTCGCCGGTCTCCCAGAACAGTTCTTCAGCGCTCTGTCCGTTCAGATTGATTCCGAGGACTTCTTCAAAGGCTTTCACCCCACCGGACGTGCTGGTCGCCCGCTGCATCCTCTGCTTCGCAGTCAGGATGGCTTCAACCGGCGTGTCGATGAAGTCTTCAACCTTCTTCATCCGCTGGTAGTTGTCCGTGGTAAGACCCATGTCCGCGTACTGTGCGACGGTTGTCTTGATCTCGTCTGCCCACTGCGTGGAGTCTTTCGCGCTGCTAAGAATCTTCTTCCCGAAGTTGACGGCCGCTCTTGCGCCGCTTTCCAGTTTGCTGATCACACTGTTCAGACCATCAGTGACGTTCTGCCATCCGATGCCCTTCCCGATGTTCTTCAGCTCGGAGTTCATCTCGCCGGCTTCGTCTCCGGCCTTGTCAGCGCCGGACTCGACGTTTTTCAGCTCAACCTGCATCTTGTTCAGCTGATCCGTCGCGTCATAGACGCTCTTCTTCATTTTCTGGTACTGCGTTGACAGCGGCTGTACGCCCTTCTGTTCCATCGCAGCCAGTGCCTTCTGTGCGTTTGCGACTACCAGGCGCTGTGCATCAATCTGGTTTTTCAGGAGCTCGACCTTGTTCTTCAGGTAGATCTCCTGGTCTCCTGTCAGCTTCAGCTGGCTCTCGTTCGCCTTCAGCTGGGAGGTGAGGGTTTTGACGGACTCTTTGGCCTCATTCATTCCCTGCTTAAACTGGGAATACTCGACACCAAGTTTGAACGTTGTTCCGGCCACTGTCGCTTACCTCCCGTCGTAGTTTCTTCTGTATATGAACAGGTCCATGACCGCGCCGGGCTTCATCCGGTTGATTTCATCCAGGCGAAGCCCCGCGATCAGGCCGCAGCTGACCACCGTCAGGTAAGTCAGCCTTCCTTCGCGCTTTTTTTTTCAATATCTTCCAGGGTGACGTCGACCGGCTCGCCGCTTTCCGGTGCCGGCGGGATCTCGGAAGATAAACCGTCGTTGATGGCCTCCATGCAGGTGATCATCGCCTCGGAGATCATGGAAGGCTTCAGCGCCCTCATTACCCATTTATCCGTCAGGTTTGCTTCCTCTCCAGCTTCTTCGAGGCCGGCATTTCCCAGGATCCTGATGCACTTTCCGATAGCGTTCAGCTGCTCCGGTCCGCCGAACAGGCTTGCCTCATCTTCTCCGTCGTTTTCCGCTTTTCCAAACAGCATCCGCATGAACGGTCCGATCCGGACGACTTCCTCCTGGATCTGCTTCATTTCCAGTGTCGTGTACAGAAGCGGGATTTTCCGCCCCTTCAGCGTGATCTCGATCATTTTCAGCACTCCTTTTCAATACACAAAAAGCCGGGGAGGGGAAAAACTCCCCGCCCCGTTGTTCATCAGGTGATCCCGGCCTTGCCCTTTACGTACGCGATTGCGGACGCCTTGTCAGAGAAGGTCTTGTGCGTGGCAAAATCCAGCTTCCCGCCGGAAGTCTTCTGCACGCCGGCGCCGGTACCGTTCAGGGTAGGCGTGCGCCATTCGATGTTCTGGCCCTTCGTGCGGGTTTCCTCGCTCGATACGCCGAACTTCATCTTGTAGAACCACCAGCCTTCGTAGCTGGTATTCACTCCGCCGGTGCTGGACAGCCGCATCACACGGACATATCCGAAGCCGACATCCGGGCTCGGATCTTCGTTAATGGTGTACTCTCCGGAGCTCACGGTTTCGCCCAGCAGCAGTCCGCGGGCCTCGTCCGTCAGTCCGGTCGGCTCAAAGGCCATCGTATAACCCAGGACTCCGTTCTCACTGTCCAGTTCCATGTCGTCGCCGTAGAAATGGCCGTCAGCACGGTTCCAGGTCAAGTTGGCTGCCACGGCTTCCGCGATGATCTTGCCGCCGGAATAGGTGGGACTGGACCCCGGCGAGTAGGAGCAAACCGCCGCCACAGGGCAAATCATTCCAACATTTGCGTTCATGTTCTTCCCTCCGTATTATTTGGTTATTGCTTCCAGTTCAGCCTCAATCTTTTCCTTGATGGCTTCCTCCGCTTTGGTTCTCCCTCTGCTGGTAGCCTGCCGGAAAAATGGCTGTTTCCTCATGAAAGATGTTCCGGAATTGATCGCGTTGACAATCACCGGAATCGGTTTCCGCCGTCCGTTCAGCATGGCGTATCCCGCGTTTCTGTACCCGACGGAAGTGTTGACTTCTGATCCGGTCTTCTTGAACTTTGCAATACCTGCATCCGCGTCCATCACGATCTGTTTCTCTTCCGGTGACGGGTCGCGTGTTACAAACACGGCATAATGAAAAGGTGCGGTTTTGATTTTCTCCGCACCCTTCTTGACCTCGTCCGCGATCACCCCGGCGCCTTCATACAGGCCCTTCGACGCGATGCTCTGACCGCGTGCTCCGAGCTCGTCCAGCGCCTTCGTGATCCCGTCCATGCCCTCAAGCTTCATTGTGATCGGCATCAGGCATCATCCTCTTCGTCTGTCGGTTCGTCCATAACCCGGAAGACCCACTCGACGTGGAACAGCGCATTGTCTTCCTCGTACTGGGTGCTGTTCAGTTCCCATGCCGCACCGCAGATCTCGGTCAGTGTCTCTTCCACCGCTTCGATCAGATCTTTCCGGTCCGTCAGCATCGGATAGAACAGGTCGACGCTGCCTTCCCATGCGCGGTCTTTCTTCTCGCCTTCGCCGTTCAGGCTTCCGGTCTCAAATTCCAGACTCACGACACCGTAGGTTCCTTCCGGCCGTGTCTTCCATCCGTATTCCTGGAACGGGACATCGAGCAGTTTCAGCGCGGCTACCAGAGCAGCATATTCACTCGGCATCCGGTGTCACCCCCGATCCCCATGCGTTTCCGGCTACACGCTGCAGCGTAAGTTCAATTCCATCCGTCTCCGTGATGTACGTCCGGATGATTTTGAACCGCTCGCCGTTTAGTTCCGCCAGCGGTTCGCCCATGTACTCAAAGTCGTGCGCGAGGATCACCTTCAGGTCAAGGTTCAGTCCGACTCCCATCGCCTGATAGGCTTCCTGCATTCCGATGGACTTCAGCGTACAGTAGACCGTCCGCTTGCTTTCTGATGGTTCGGTACCGACTCCATGTGCTGTCGGGATCTCCCTGACCAGAGTGATCACTGTTGATTTCAGCATTCGGTATCACCGCCCTCATAGTCGGTGTATCCGCTCGCGTGCATCAGCTGGCACTTCTGGTTGTCATAGGATTCCTTCAGCTTGTCATAGTTCGGAGGATTCCCGAACATCATCGCCGCATAGGTGAAAACCGCCCGCTTCACGAGCGGATCCTTCAGGTCGGACTGGTCAACGACCGCCCCGCTGCTCACCGTCCAGGCGATTCTGCCGGGCACTCTCACCCCTGCGATCTGCAGATCCTTCGCGCCGGCCTGCAGCAGGCTCATGATCTCACCGTCAAAGTGGTTCACGGTCACCCGCAGCGCCGTTTTCGCCTCGTTCAGCATCTGTCTCACCTCTGTTCTTCATAACCGGGGCGGGCGAGTGCTGATCTCCCACCCCGTCCCGTATGGCCCGGAGGCCGTCCGGTCATTCCCGCGCTGCCCCGAGAACACTGTCACGGAACATTTCGTCCACATGGATCCGCATGATATGTCCGATCTTCAGCCGGCTGTCACAGTGAAACTTCATGTCGAGTTTCTTTGCCCTCCAGCAGAAGGTCAGGTCCTCTCCGAGTCCGCCGACCGGGAAGAACGGCACACCGTAAATCCCCATCGCTTCCAGCATCTCCATCCGCATCAGCAGGCAGGCAAACCCGCACGCTTCAACCTCGAACATCTGGTCTCTCGGATAGTCGAACCAGTTCTTACACACCGGCAGCACCATCTGGCCGTTCGTCTGTACTTCCAGGTGGTTGTAGATGCACGGCTTGAAGGGGGGCCGTCTACCGAAGCAGAGGCCAGACACCGCCATCTTCCGGATCCCGTCTTCCGTTCCCTCAATGTCAGCGATCAGCTTGTCAAGAAGGTCCGGTTCAAAGGTCATATCCGAATCCAGCCACAGGATGTAGTCGTATCCGCCGTGATCAAGCGCATACCGCGTGATCTGATTCCTGGCGTCATAGACCAGCGTTGCCTTCAGGTACTTCACTTCAATCTCTTCAGATTTGTGATGTAGCAACAGGTTCGTCAGGCATTCGGAAAAATCCGTTTCCTGTACGTCCATACATGGGATCGCAATCAGTGTTTTCATCAGGTCAGCACTCCTTTTGAAAAGTCATAGGCCCGGAGATTTCTCCCCGGGCCCCGCAGGTATTCAGTTCAGCTTAGGTCGTGGCCACGTAGCGCACGATGGCGTTCGCATCGGCCAGCTTGCCGTCAGCCAGGGTCATGGCGCGGTACACGCTGGAACCCTTCCGGAACTCAGCTTCTTCACTCTTCTTCACTTCGATGCCCTTCGCCAGGTTCAGCTTATAGGCCTTGAAGTCGCCGAAGAGGATGTCTTCAGCGCCGCAGTTCGCGTCGACGATGACCGGGTAGCCCAGGATGTTGAACTTCCGGGCCGCCTGGGGCTCGTTCACCACGATCCGCTGTCCGGCGGTGTCAACCATGCCCAGCACCTTTCCGAAGAACAGAGCCGGGTTCATGCAGAAGCTGGCGTTCGGATGGTACTGTCCGGGCAGAGCGCCCATGATGGTGCAGATGTCGCCCCACTTGATGCCGGCGCGCTTGAAGGTGCCGTCAGCGGTGCTCTTGGTGGTCGCGATACCGGTGGCCTGCGTGGTGCCGGTTCCCTTCAGGATGCCGGCGTCCAGAGCCTTTTCGATCTTGTTGATCAGGCGGGAAACCAGCCAGGCTTCGAAGGCGTCAACGCTCATCGCGCCGACATCGGCGGTGATTTCCACAGTCTTGATCAGCTTGTAGGCGCCCAGGGTCACGGGAGCGAGCGCGTCGGTGCTGTCAGTGCTTCCGACTTCCATGTCCAGCCAGGACGCCTCGTTGGCGACGCTCTCGGCCGGGTAGGTCACAAAGCCGGGGATGTTGGTCATGTCGACCGCGCCGATCATGGGGTTCAGCTCCAGCTTGTGAACGATCTCGTTCATGGTCTGTGTGGGGATGGCGGCGGTGCCGACAACGGCGGTGCGCTCTTCAGCGGTCAGGTCCTTGCCCTGCAGGTTCTTCAGGAACGCCTCGCGGTATTCGGGGCTGTTCACAGCAAAACGATTTTCCATTTTCTTTTCCTCCGTAAAATTTTTGATTACGGCATCGTTGCCCTGGGCAACTTTCTGCCGTTCTTCTTCCGCCTTCGCGGCGGCAACAGCGCGGGCTTCCAGTTCAGCCTTGATGGCTTCCAGTTCGTTCGCCCGTGCTTCCAGATCTTCCGTGGAAACGCCTTCAGTATCCATGCCGGCCAGTTCGGTCTGCCTGGCTTCCAGCTGCTCCACGTTCATTTCGTCAAACTTCATTCGGTTTGACCTCCTCCGTGAGTTTTTTCAGCCGTTCCAGGACCGCCGTCCGGCGTTCTGCTTCGGCCTGTGCGGCACGTTCCGCCTCCTGCTGCTCCCTTGCGCTCTCCAGCGAGGCTTTGACGCTCTCCAGCGCATCGCCTTCGGAAGCCGCCTGGATGGATGTGCCTTCGTATGCCGGGAATGCGACCGCGGACACTTCAAACACCCGGTTGATGCTGCGGATATGCCGCAGCGGGCTGTCTGTGTCCACTCCGTCCCAGCTTTCTTTATCCACCGTGAACGCGAACGACATTCCGGAAATGTCGCCGCGCCGGATGGCGGAATAAAGCTCTTTCGCCCGCGGGTTGTTCTCCGTGTCCAGGTTGACCCGGATACTCATGCCCGCTTCGTTCACCATCAGCTGCATGGTGCTGTTCTCGTTATTGTTCCGGCTCCGGGCCAGCGGGACCATGCTGAAGTCATGCCCCACCAGGAACCGCACATCGCGCAGGTCCGTTGTGTCCAGAGCACCGACGTCAATTGTTTCCCGGCAGAAGCCGAGGTCGGTTTCCTGGTTGAACACAATCGGCTGCCCGGTAATCACCGAGCCTTTTTCCTCCGTCTGCTCCGCCCGGATCTCGAACTCGAGATACCGTCTCTCTTTATTCATCGCTCTTGTCCTCCTCGTCTTTCTTGCCCTCGTCGACCATGTAGTACTCGCCGCGGATCGGCGCGTGCTGTCCGGTCCCGTCAGGCAGCGGTTCATAGTTGAACAGCTCGCGGATTTCGTCGATCATCAGCACGCCACGGTCTCCGAGTTCCTTCGCCATGCTTACCTTCTGGGTCACGTTCATGTACTGCAGGCGGTTTGCCGTGAACGTGATCGCGTTTCCGCCGTTCCGCTCGCGTTCCGTGAACACCATCCGCGTCAGCGCTTCGCTCAGTTTGATGGCGAACGGTTCGATGGCTCCGTTGAAGAAGGAATCCATCACGTCGGACGTGGCGGAGTTGTCGAGCACCGCAGCCGGCACGCCGAAGTAGTTGCTTACGTTCTGCTGGATCAGCTTCTGTTGCTCCGCGTCGACCTTGTACGCTTCCTGCTTCAGCTGCTGTACGTTCGTAAACTGGTTGCCGAACAGGAGCAGGCCGCCGCCTCCGCCCTGGAAGTTGTTTTCGTCGAATCTCTTCCGTTCTCTGCGCAGATCCTCATCAAAGGCCTTGCTGTTCAGCTGTGCCATGAACCGATAGGTCGCGCCGTTTTTCACGCCTTCCTGGATTCCCTGGTTGACCATGTTGACCAGTTTCATCGTGGAATCCAGCGCCGTGTTTTTCTCGCCAAAGAAGTCGTCCTTCAGCTGGTGCTTCGGGATCACCGCACACTTATCCAGCTCCATCGAGCGCTTCTGGCCGTTCATAAACGTGTAGCGCAGGAACGGCCTCCCGCCGTGGTCCACGACCTCGCTGGTTGACGGGAACACCGGGAAGAACCCCGTCACCGCTCCGTACTTGTCCAGCACCGGCACGACGAACAGGTTGTTCTCCACGTCGTAGATATTGCTGCACCGTTCCAGGAACTGCGGCCATGTGTACCACGGGTTCGGGGCTGTCCGTGTCGCCGTCAGCAGTTTCGCTCCGGCCGTGCCCTTTATGCCGTACTTCAGTTTCGCAACGTGCCGCGCCTTTGCATCCACCGCTGCCCGGACCAGTTCGCTCTCATAGATCTGCCCGCCCCAGCTGGTGAACACCGGAGAATACGCCGTCAGCGTCTCGAACCGGCTGTCTCCGACCATTGAGGCCTTCGGTTTCCCGAACAGCCGATCAATCAGTCCCATTCCATTCACCTCTCATTACTCAGCTGTGCGGCCAGCTCTTCATAGTAGTTATGCCGCATACAGATCGCGTCACTCAGTGCCGCCATCCCGTCGATGTGAGCCC